AGGTCTAAAGTGCCCGCCATGTTGTCGGCGATGATGAAATCCTTGCGGGAGATCATCGTATAGTTGCCTAGCCGGCTCGTCGCGGAAACGCTGGTGAAGCTAGATAAATCGTCGCCGTCTATAACCGCGTTAACGGCTGCACTTGCAAGCGAGTCTGTCTGCCACTCAAAGAATGTATTGGTGACCTGGCGCCGCTTGGTCATGTTGCTGATAAAGGGCGTTGTTTCTGGTGAAATGTTGTAGATCACGTCGGCTAAGTCTTCGCGTAAGCCGACGACGTCATACTTGGTGAACGTATTCGATACGATAGCCATGAGTTTTTACCTCAAAGTAAAGATTCCAATAAACTGGCTGCATCATCTCTGCGGCCAGTACCCGCAAAACGCTGACGAGCGGCTTTCACTCGGCGCTGGGTTGGCTTACTTTGTGGTCGGTTACCCGCTTTGACTGTACCTGTGCTTTGGCCCTGCTTTCTGGCCTTGCGCACCCGGCGTTGTCCCTGGTCGTATAGCATGGCTTTGCGCAAAACCTTAATATGGTTTGCCCTCACCAACGCTGCCATTTCATCCTCGGCAACACCCTGTTCAAGCAGATATTCGCGCAGTTGTTCGCGCTGCTTGCCGGCTACTTTTTCGTCCTTCCACTCAGGAATGACTTCGGGCAGCCTAGCTGCTTCTGCCTGTATGAGGCCCCGCATCTGCTCCTGCTGCTCAAGCGCGTTAGCGTCATTCACCCGCTGCTGCTCTTGTGCAATCGCCTGCAGTTTTGCTTGGCGCTCTTGCGTTCGTTTCTGGTACATACGCTCCTGACGGGTCGCCTCGATAGGGTCTTCGTCATAGAGCCTGTCAAAATCTGGGGCCGGTTCATCTAAGCTAACCAGCTGCTGCTGCAATGCGCCTAATAATTGGCTGTATTGCTGCCGCTCCAAAAGCACGGCATCGCGGTCTTGCTCGAAGTTTTTGCGCTCTTCCGCTAAGGCTTGTGCTTTTTTCGTATAGTCTGATTGACGCGAGTAGCCTGATTTCAATTCATCGAGATCTACCGTCACTTCTTCGCCGGCCACTTTGACCGTGAATGTGTTGGCGTCACCCTCTTCCTGCTCTAGCTCTTCTTCGTCGTCAGCCAGATCGGCGTCGTCGTCTTCTGAGTCGAAGTCCTCGTCGGCTTCTTCGATCTCAGCGTCTTCATACGCCTCGCCGGTCAACTCTAGGTCTTCCGACTCAATGTCAGTCGTCGTGCTTGAAACCTCGGCGTTGTCCTCTTGGGGTGCCAACATTTCCGCAATGGCAAGCTGCGCGCCTGCCAGACTGCTCGAACCCACATCTGGGTTTTTTGTACCTTCCATTTTATCACTCACTGAAGTTTCTTCCTCATTGCCACCTCGTCTGCAATCGCGCGCATGCGCGTCAGCAGGTCATCGAGGGCTTGTTGTTGCAGCCAAAGGCGCTCCCGTTGTTCGGGTTTGCGTTCTCTCGACCATCTCTCAAAAAAATCTAACTTCACTCGCGCGACGACATGCTTGAAGTCTTCGTCCTCAAACATCCGCTGCACGTTCAACGCATTCGGATCATCCATTCGGTAACTGCTGTCCTAGCTGACGCACCAACTCTCGGTCTCGGTCGGCGTTGGCGCGTATCGCTGCCGTGTCTATCTGGGCGCCATAGCGGGCGTTGATCTCTGCTGCCTTGAGCGCAATGTTCGCCTCGCTCTCGTCTCGCCGGCGGTCGTCCTCGCGCATCATGCGCTCGCGCTCAAGATCGAGCTCTGCAGCTTTTTTCTGAATGTTTGCTTGTATTTCGGCCATCTGCACTTGGATCAGCTGCGCCTCGATAGGAGGTTCCGCAGGCTCAGCAGGCGCTGGTGGCTGCATGCTTGGATCTTTGAAAAACCTTTGTGGGTCTTTGAATCCGGCTGTCTCCAAAATCTGGATGAGCGTCTGGTAGTAGTTGTTGATGTCGACCAGGGGATTGTCTGGGCCTAGCGTCTGCAGCAGCGATTCCTGCTTGTCCGCTATCTGCTGCAGGAGCGTCATGCGTTCCATGTCGCTGCCCCTGCCCAGATGCAGATTTGTGACCACATCCATATCCGCGTTCCAGCGGTCAGGACTGATCGGCACAAAGCGATTGCGCAGCCTTATCATGCGAGGCTGGTCTTGGTGCTTAATCACCAGCTGCAGAAGACCCTTGTAAAGCCTCGTCATACCGCCCTCGGCAAACAGCCGGGCAATGAGCTCAATGCGCTGCTGAGCGGCCCCTATGGTCTGCTGAACGGCCATAAGCGTGGAGCTCTGCAAAGCGCTTGGGTCTAAGCCATCAGCTGCCTTGGAGATGCCAGTGCGGTTCTCGCGCACTTCATCCATGTAGCCCAGCATTGGAAACGCCTCTTTGCCAACGTAGGGCATGGTCAGCGGGATGACGGCGCCAGGATTGCGAGCTCTAATGACCGCGCCAACTTCGTTGTTCATCAGGTCTTCAAGGCTCGCTTGGCCTTCAAGCAACACGGTTCTGGGCGTGATTGACTGCGCCAGGCTATCGAGCGATGCCCGCAGCACCGACGTCTTGATGCGCTGAATGTCCATGGTCAGATCGGCAATCGACAGGCCGAAAAATGCATGCGGCTCCGGGTCTGGGCAGAAGTGCGCCAGCGGTATCTGGTCAGCCGGATCATTGCGAATGATTTCGTAGTTCGGCCCGGCTAGGCACAATCGACGGAGCTCACTGATACCGTCGCCGTCGATGTCTAGGCGTGCATATGCCTCGACATACAGCACCCGCCGGTTTGCTGGGTCGACATAGTTGCGATTGTCGCGGAAGTTACGAACGCGCTCGCGAGCCTCGACATTGAACAAATCCATGTCGTTTTCGTCGGTCGCAAAGTTCTCCATCTCTTCAGCGTCGTAGCCCATCGTCACCAAGTCACTGACCGTCAGATACGCTCTGTGCGCGATCAGGTCGGCGTCTTCGATTGAGCGAGCTCGTCGGTCGACTAGGATCTCTTCGGGGGGCACCGCCTCGACTTTGATTTTGCCAATCTTTTTACGCTGCGTGACGCGCACCTTATGCTGCGGCTGCGGCTGGTCTTCGCTGACCATCGACATCAGCATGTCTATCTCGATCTCAGGGTCGCTGTTAAGCGCGGCTAGGGCTTGGTCGTCTAGGTTTTCAAGCTCATACGTTTGGATCGACTCGCTCTCGTCGTAGTAGTACTTGAGAAACCCTGAGCCCTTCACTAATGCGTCCTTCATGCACGCATAGATGATCTGTATGTAACTTTGGTCTTGGTCGTTGTTCAGCACATAGTTGACGTAATCCGTCGCCTGGGACGCATTCTCGACGTCCTCAGGGCCGTATGGGGCGTATTCGACCACATGATCAGACCCGCAAAAAATGCGCATCAACGACGGCAGCATGGCCTGCACTGTGTCGCGCACATCCATGGTTTGCGCCGTGCTGCGCCCGTCTTGCTCGTCGCCTAGTGGCTCGCCGTTGTAGTACTCGGCCGCCTGGGCTCGCGCCGGGCTGATGGTGTTGTCTATGTAGTCGACGGCGTCCTCGACCGCGATACGCACCGCGGCCTGCACATCTTCTTCAGACATGCCAAGGTCGTCTTCTTCGATGAATTCTTCGTTGTCTATAAGTTCGGCCATTAAAAAATATCCAATAAGGACTCACCGACTAACCTGGCGCGCTGCGGTAACTGGCGGGCCATATCGGCAATGGGTTCTAGGGGTTCTAGCAAGCTGCCAGCTGCAGACATGGGCGCCGCCAAAGCGCCGCTTACAGCGCGCTGCGCGCTCTCACTGGCTTGCCGGCCAATTTCGGTGCGAGGTTGATAGTCGAAAGCAGATCGAGCCTGCTGCTGCGTTTGCAGCAGCTGCGGCGTGGAGACGGGCGTTACTGCTTGCTGCAGCACGAGGCTAGAAGTTAGTAGCGGCTCAACAACTCCGCTAGCTGCATTGGCAAGGAAATCGACGCCACCAAGAAGGCCTTGTTGGAAAAGCTCAGCTGATGATGGTTCAGAGAATTCTGGAAATGGGCCTAGCGCATTTGCATTAACGCCAGTGCCTAAAAGACCGCCGGCGGTTAGTCCTTTTGCTGCTCTTTCAGTTCCTGCAGAGCTCGCTCGCAGTCCCTGATAATACGGTCGAGTCTCCCCACTAAACTCCCGGAAGCGGGTGGTAGCAGGCTTGAACCCGTAGAACTCTTGATGGAGCACGTCAGGGTCTCTTTTTGCACCCTGCAGTTGTGCAACATAGTCTTTAGTTTGTGCTCTCGACTTGACGTTAACGTCGAAGAACGAAGGCTGCGCCGATTGTATTTGTGGGTACTTAGATTTGAGACTTCTGCCAACAGCATCAAACTTTCCTAACTTTTGAGTGACATAGTTGCGGTACTCGTTAGGTAGCATATTAGCGAATTTTTCCGCGTCCTCAAACTGTGGGACGTCTAGGAATCGAAGCCCTACAACGCGAGTTGCATCGCGCGGATCAACAATCATTGTGTAAGCAGGCACGCCCTGCGCGTTTAGATCTTTTTGTATGTTAGAAATAAGCGGATCGTTCTCGGCGATACCATCTTTGAAATACACCTCACTGCCGGCGTTGAACATTTCGGGCGAGTTCAAACCAACTTGGTCGTCAATCCGTCGAGCAACAAACCACGAATCTTGCTTGTCCTGTACCGCTTGCTTGGCCGCAGCATCAAGTATGTTGGTAGGCAATGTGTCTTGCGTCGTTACGACATCAATATCCATTGCTGTTTCTGGACTATCCATGTACGCGCCCAACGTCGGAGCGCCTTTTACGGCACGCACATCGGGGTCTTGCTTTCCGTAAGAGACAATTTGCTGAGCTGTAGCCTTCGATTGAGCGGGCGTTGGAACGAAGTCGTTGCCTTGAAATTGTTTGTTTTGCTCGCGACTAATACCTAAAAACATCGACTCGACGGGGTCAGCATCGAGCATTGTTTCAAACGAACCGCCTTCGCCAGTAGTGCTCGTCCAACCTTTTCGCGTCCAGAAGTCTTTCTCAGCAAACCATTGTAATGCCTGCAAGTCGCGCGGCTCTAATGACATGCCAAGCTCGTTATTTAAGCGCACCGTTGCATCTGCCAAAACGTCTTGGCCAAAGCCAAACTCTAAGCTGTTACGAAAGTTTTCAGCGTCAACAACATTGCCAGTCACAGTTCCTTCGGCAGAGCTCGGCACTGGTTTGCGACCAGAATGGCGGCGCAAGTTTCGCGCAGCCCAAACATCGATAGTTGCTTGCTGGCTTCGGCCGGTGAGGTTGCCCGAAAAGTTTTTTGCCTTTGGTGCCCCGCCTTCTCGTAAAACGCGCCATCGGTCAGCTAGGGCAATCATGGAGTTATAGCTGTTGATGCCGTAGTTTTTAAGCTCGCCTGTTTTTTGATCTCTAACCGTCTGCTTTATCGTGTTTTCGTTCGCCTGCAAGTTGCGCGATATTGCTTTGGCTTCCTCTTCCATACGAACGTATTTCGGATCTAACTTGGCAGCCTTCATTGTGCGACTCC